TGTTGTCGTTAAAATCCCGCCAGAAGCCTTGTTATAGCCGTCATTAGGATGGTAAAAACCATTCCCAAAGTTTATGACTAATCCTTCTGACTTGTTTAAAGTAATTTGTTGTTTTTTTCTTAATCTCACATTTGTGATATTAGATAATACTGCTTCATGACAATCATCTATAGTTTTAACTAGATTAGAATGTCTGAATATACTATCAAAATTGTTTAGATTTGTATTATCAAAATTTACTATTGTAGTTCTCACCAATGATTCTAATTCTCCTTTTGATAATGTTGTTTCATTCTTATTGTATTTGAATGTTGATGTAAGTAGAATCTTAACTATCTCTGCATCTACTATCTCAGGTCTTACAGTCATCATGTTAAGTTGATTTAATTTATTTTTAACATCTGTTTTCTCTGACTCTGAAAGATAATCTGAGTTTTGTGGTTTAAGAGATATGAATACTTTACCATATTGTGGTGGGTCGTTGTCTTCACCACCCCATACTGCAACTGCATCTGCGTTTGGATAGTATTCACTTACTTTTGCTTTGTAGTCATTCAATGTGACTAATCTGTTTTGTGATGTGTAGAACTTTGTTGCCTTAAACTTGATTGACTCTATAGATTCTTTCTCTGCACCACCTGATGCTTTTGATTTTGTTGTTATTACACATTGAGAAAAACCATTAACTTGGTCTCTCATGCTAAATATGTTGGCATCATCAGCATGAATATTATCTACAACAATATATGTTGCATTAATTTGGTCGCCATCTTTAAGGTCTATACCCAAAACACCATCACCAAAATATATTTCAATGAATCCTTCTTCGTTTTCCTGTGCATAGAATACACGAGATGAACTTGTAATAGTAGATACTTCTGTTGATAATGTATAAGTATTTACAGTTCCGCCTGAGTTTACTGATACTTCTAATTTAGACCTATCAACTCTTGCATTTGATAATACAAACTTTGGATTTTTTATTTGATTATCAAATAAAAATGTATCTGTCACATATTGTCCTTGAACTATATCTACACTAGGAAATGTAAAAGTTGTACCATCTCTATCTGGCACAACTGATGTTATATTGACAAAGTTGTAAGTGACGCCATCGTATATGGTTGAAAAATTATGCCCTCTATGCATGGTCATATCAGTAGCAGTAGGTATAGTTCCATCAGCACTTCTTATATCTGACATTTTGACTTCTAGTTGAGCAGCTGAAGCCTTTTCAGAAGCAGGAACGAATCCTAAATCCTTTGCACGAGAAACCACATTCTTTCTTATCTGTGCTGAATCTAAAAACAACTCAGAAGCTGCAATGTTTGTATTTACACCACCGACATGTTGTGCATATGCTAACATATCGATTAATACACTCATAGTTGAACCTTCGAAGTTATAGTCTTTAAATTTGTCTTGACCCTTTAGATAAGTTTTAATATTATCTGCAATATCTTCAAAATCTAAATCTGTTGCATTTATTTGTGAACTTTTTATCGCCATTATCGTACCCTACTTATAGTTAAATCTAATTGTTGTTTCTGTTGAGAACTTCCTTTTATTTTATAGTGAATACCAATATCTAGAGAATTATTTCTTTGATAAAGGTCAATCTTTGAAACAACGACTCTAGGTTCTAATATATGAATTTCTTTAACAATCATTTCTCTTACTCTTCTACCAGTTGTAGGATTATTAAGTTCGAAAAGCATACTTCGAAGATTAACACCAAAATTTGGTTTAAAAGGTCTTTCATAATGATTTGTTAAGACAATATTTCTTACTGCTCTTTTAATAGCATCTGAATCTTTCTTGGTTGTTATATCTCCTGAAATTGGATGTGCGATAAAATTAATGTCCAAATCTGTATAAGTATTCGTATTAGATACTATACTTGCATTTGGTTTTGTGAAATCTCTTGTTGCCATAGGACTATTTATACTTCTTCTTCAACTTTATTAAATCTTAATTATAGAAACTCCTGCCCCAGCTGCTGGTGCAGTATTAAATGTCACTGTATTTCCTGAAATCTGCATTTGATTAGGAAAAATACCTTCTGAAATTTCTTCTCCATCTACAAATGCATGAAGTGAACCTGTACCACTGGTGACACTATACTCTGTTCTTTCACCATCTGCATCTGCATATGATACACCATCATCATCTCCTTGGTCTGGAGTTTGTCTTGGGTCATCTTCAAATGCTTTAGAAGTGACAACAGCAATACCTGCGATTCCTAATCCTTTAAGACCAATATTTGTTGGCATACCTAGTAGTTTTAAGAAATCACACCATGTCATAAACATAAAGTCAAATATCTTTCCTAATCCTATTGCACTAAGAAACTTCTTAACTATCTTAACCCAATCAAACATTATTTTCTTATGCCAATTTGCTTTGAAATCTTTCAACTCTAAAGAAATATCAGCAATTAATTCTTCTATTGATTCAGTAGTTGATTCTATTTTACCACCTATAATTTTCATAATGTCAAAACCAAAAATGCTTAGTTCTGAAATTTTCTCATGAACCTTTTTATGAAATTCGGCAGCTGCATCTTTTAACTCTTGTTCTATTTTTTCTTTTTCTGCGTGTTTCTCATCTAATTCTTTTAATAACTTTTGTCTTTCTTCTTCGCCGAGATTCTCATCTTCAAGTTTTTTGTTTATTTCTTCAATCTCTTCGTCTAGTTTTTTTATTGCTCTTTTCTTAGCAATTCTTGTTTCTTTCCATTTGTCTTTTATCGATTGAATTTTTGCCTCTATCAATGCACCAATATCCATATTCATAATATCAGTTAATTTTGACCAAGGTCCATCGGGTAATCCTAACAACTTCCAAATTTTATCAAAGATACCTATTAGTTTTTGGAATGCTTTCATATACCAATTTTGTATCCATTCTTTTATTTCAGTCTTGATATATTTCCAAGTCAATTTTGCTTTTGCATCGTCATCTAAAACTCCAAACTCACCATCAAATTGTCTGAACTCTTCTGGAATCAGTTGAAAGAATTTATCAACCCATTCTGATTTCTTCTTATACAACTCAGCAATTTCTTCTTCTAGTTTAACAATCTCTTCTTCTATTTCAGCAATTTCTTCTGCTGACAAAGAACCATCTTCTACACCCTTTGCTAATTTTTCATTTAATTCTTTGAGTTGTTTCTGTTTAGAAACTATTTGTGTGACAAAATTCTTACCTGCAATTTGTTCTTTGATTTCTTTACCATAAGAAGGATTTGTAGCAAGTTTTAGAATATTAATTTCAAGACCCAAAACATTAATTTTAAAATCAAATGGAATTAATTTAGTAATAATTTCTGCAATCTTTGTTGGAATATATGTGTGAAAATCTTGTAATAATTCTGTAAAGGCATCTCTTGCTTCTTTTTGCCAATCACGATTTTGTCCTTCTTTATCCCAGAATGGAGATAACGCATCACTTATTTTTTCTCTAAATTCTTCAATTGTTCTAGTGACCTTATCAATCGCTTCTTGAAACTCACCCTCTATTTTAGTTTTAATAAAATTTTCTTCTTCTTCTATTTGTTTAAGTATCTCAGTTCTTTCTTCTTCTGTTAAATCTTCTTCGTCTAATCTTTTATACAAGTCTGCAATTCTTTTTTCTCTTTCTGCCCTCATCTCGGCAACCTTTCCAACAAGTTTGCCAGGAATAGCTGCTATTTGATTGAACGCATTTATGATTTCTGCTTTTGTTGGTAAAGAAAATATATCTCCCTCAGGACAAGGAAGATTATCCGAGATTTCTTCTTCTATAGGTTTAACCGCTGTTTCGGGTGTTGTCATAATTATGCATTTGGTTTAAATACTGGAGCTTTCACTGCAACTGCTGTAGATGATTCAAGAGATATATCGCCACTACCAGCTTTAAGTTCTAGTTTACCAGCAACTTGAATCTTACCATCACCATATCCTTTTATTGAAATATCTTTATTTGCATGAATTCTTGCGTTGCCCAAGACCATTATATTAACATCACCAGAAACATACATGTAATCATTTCCACATATCGCTGTATAATTATCTTTCGCAACTCTTTGAACTGCATCTCCATCTGACTGCCACTCAAAGAAAGTTCCCATTCTATGTTGAAGAGAAACTCTTTCATAATCTCTTGTATCATCTAATTCAAATAGATGTCCTGATTCTGTATATGTTGTATTGTTGAATGGATATTGGGGATTAGTCATTACAGTATCGGGAAACTTTTTATTCTCAAGCTTTTCAATTAAAATATTTGTTTCACTATCAAAACCAGTAAATTCTTTAATTTCTATTTTAGATAAATCTCTATGTAATGGCGCTCCAGTCCAAGCAGCTGTTTCGCCATAAGAAGTAGCGTCAAATACATTTATGTCTGATGCATCAGTTATTAAAGGATAATAAGGTAAAGTTTTCTCAGAATCTTTTGGTTCTTCTTTCTTTGTTTTTCGACTTCCAGTGTAATCAAATTCAAGTGAGTTTAATAAGTGAGGATACCAATCTAGACCTCTTTTATATGTTATAGCTCTTTCTGGAGCATGTTTCGGTCCAGAACCATCTGTGGTTTCTGAATAATCATCTGCTGAATTTCTTCTAGGGTCACAAAAACCAAAATCAGGACTATTTTTTGTAATTTCTCCTTTCTGGTTTTCTAGAAATCCTTGTTGTGATACACCTTGATTGACACCCAAAACTATAAATTTTAATTTATCTTTATCGGTAAATGTTCCTATAACAGTAGTTCCTTCTACTAGAGAATGTGAACTACCTAATCCACCAAGACCTGGTGTAGTGGTAGGCATAATAACTTGCGACCAAGGTAAATCTACAGTAGATATTAAATCTTTTAGATGCGTATGATGTTGTTGAACACGAACTCTAACACGACCAATCTTTAATGGGTCGTCCCTATCTTCTACTACTCCATAATAAAGTTCCATTATAGTTTCTCCGGCGTAGATGTATCTTTTGCTAATGGTTGATACGATTTAATATCAACAGCAGAACTATCTTTTACACATCTCATTCTTATATGACCAAATCCTTTTGAAGGTTTTAAATCAAATACAACTCCAGTGACCAAATAATTATCGTTGTTCATTTCATCCTTTGGCGGACTTTCTCCTGATGATGGCATCAATTCAACACTAGGTATATGTAGGGTTACAGCCATACCAGAATAAATATCTGGTCTAAAAGGTATAACAACCTCTGTGACATAATTATCTAATAAACTTAAAAGAGAAATTCTTTCTAACAATCCATTATCTTTATGTTCTTCTCCAACCCAATCTTGAGCAATCTCTACTTGGTCTGTTGAATCTAATAGATATGCTGAATCTGAATAATCATTTGTTGCATTTACTTTATTTAGAGTTAGATTATGAGATGCTATTTCACCATCAAGTGGTGGTGTGACATAGACTGAGGTTGTTTCAATAGGTTCACTTACAAATTCAGGAATAGTTCCTGCTTCATAAATAACCTCATCCTCTCCTAATCTAACTAAAGGAAATTTACCATCCATTCTATCGTAAACATCTTGTAAAGAAAATATCTGAACTCGATTTACTTTTTTTACAGGGTCATATGAATTTATTCTAGAAGAATAAGCTCCACTATTTGCACCCTTTAGGGTATTCGTTCTTTTTGGTCTGCTGTATTCTAATATTTGTGTATTTAAACCTATAAGGGGAAGATTTGGATTAAAAGCTTCAGTTCCTAAAACAGATTTCCTAGAATAACTATCAAATGCCACAGGACATTCCATTTTCATCATGTTATCATATGACATAAATCTTTGTTTTCCGAAAACTGTATCAAAGAAAAACATACTGTTATGCCAAGTGGCTTCTGGTCCTTCATCTGCATTTTCACAAATATATTTTATTAATTTATTAATAGTCCAGTTTGGAACAACTAATTGATGATTTGAAGGTGTTGATTTATCCCAATATTCAGTGAGTTTATCTACATCATCTTTTTCAGAAAACAAATATTCTCTCCAGACCTTTATTAACATATCTGAATAAGAACCTCTTAAACATTGACTAATTCTAGTTTGACTTGCTAAAAAAGATTTCGGGTCAATAAAACTCATAATATATCCTTTAGACTGGTCATTGTCAGCTGGAATTTCTTTTGTTATTGAATAAACTCTGAAAACTCTATTGATAGACTGTTCAGGTTTTGCAAGAATAGCTTGTCCGTTTTCATCAGCATCTACAGGTCTAACATTAATTGTAAGTGATTCTTGTCCTGTCATCTTGTAATACTTCAACATATCATTACCATCAACTACACTGATACTACCAGAAACAAATGGTTGATGTATGCTCTCTGTTAATCTTATATTGGAAGTTGTATTGGTGAAATCTATAGCTTCGCCTTCGGCATTAGCAAGTGTTATTTTTTCTACTTCTAACTGTCCTGGTAGGAATGTATCCAAGATGTCTGACATAATTAAGCACTCATTATTTCTTCAAATCTTCTGACTATAGAATCTATCTGCTGTGGTTGTATAATATTAATTTTTCTTTTTTCTTCATTTAATTCGAATTCATTATCATAATGTGAAACACTTGAATAACCATCAGCACTACTATTTCTTCTAAGACCTGAACTATTTTTATAATATGATACACCATCAACATGATTTATTACTGATGTTGGTGTAAACGACTTTGTTGAAACTTTACCTGTTATCGTTTCGTTTGCAACAAATTCTCCACCCTCAATTGCAATTCTTTTATGTTCTGCACAAACCTCAATTACTCTTCCTTCTGATGATACACTCGTGACTTTTTCCCCAAGTAAAAATTTATTTGTAGCATCAGAATCGTTGGATTTAGCTGATACTATATCTGTTGTTGCATTAGCAATTGCATATTGACCTGGATATTTTTTACTCATATATCTTTCAAACACATCAAAGTCTTTATACCAATCGTAATAATTTTCTATATCATTAACTAAGAAAAATGTCCAATGTAAATCTGGATTACCATATAGTTTTGTTGCTAAAACATCTGGTCTTTCTCCATCTTGGATATTGTATTTCATAGCGTCAACAATTGACCTAACTGCATCTTGTTCTATTCTAGATTTTCTAAAAAAGTCTTTGATATATACTATCTTTCCATCAGAAAGTGTATATTGCATCTCTGGAAAATTTGTAAAATATTTAGCTCCCATTATTCAATATCTCCTTATGCCGGCGGTTTAGCATGCATGCCAACTTCATCAATTTCTGCATCTGTCATATCCTGTCCTGTTAATGAAGACTGATTATGGACAGATTCGCCGTCTATGTATGTTTGATAAGAACCAAGACTTCCCTGTCCAGAAGCTTGAATTGAATTATAATTTCCTAATGACATCACTTTAATCTCTAGAAAGTTAAGAGTCAACTGAATATGTATGGGCATACCATCTTCGAATGTTGAAAACTTTTGTCCACCTGTATAATCTACTTGTGCATTAGTGCAAACAGCAGGTAAGAATCCATCGACATGTCTTGCAATTGCACCTGAATAGTAAATATCAAAGACATTAGGATAATTAAAATAACTTGCATTAGCAAATACATTATCTTCTTCAGCCAGTTTTTCTGTGGCTTGAAGTGCTTCTCTGTGCGAATCGTGGTCTGGATTATCGGGGTCGAGTTCTGCTAATCCTTCTGCAATGGTTTGTTTAAGTTCGTTAGCGGCATCAGTAAATGCATAATCATTATATGTATCTGGTAACATAGACTCTCTAAAGATTCTAATAATGTCTTTTACAGCTTTCGCTTCTTCTCTACTTTTTGGCCAAAAATCAAATGTAAAGTCCCAAGACCTTAATGGAATACCATCTAAAAATTGTTCCATCTGTGGATTAGCTGCACGACCATATTTCATATTACTAAGTCCGCCAGACATCTTGTTAATAGATTCCATCATAAATTTATTAATTAGAGATTTTCCCGACTTCATACTAACTTCTTTAAAACTGCTTGGGTCATTCCATACTTTAGTAGCAGCATCTGACAATATTCTGTTAAATGTGTTTATACCTTCTTGTCTATAGGTAACATTAGCTTGTGATATTAAAGCATCTGGAACATAAAGAGAAACACTTCGTCTTTTATATACACCTGGATTCTTATTGGTGCCAGTTTGTCTTTTTCTTCTCTTTCTAATATCGAATGTTATATAACTAGCTAATTTGTCGTGTACCGGATATATTATATTTTCACCAAACTCTTCTGGTTTTCCATGAATATGACTTTTAGCAACTCCTCCGGTTCTAGATTTCTTAATATTTTGTTGCCTTAATTCGAGATTTCTTTTGGCTTCTGCGGCTTGTTCTCCTAACTCATCAAACGCTGATATATAGTTTATTGAATCTATTTTAGATGCAATACCCTTTATGCTGTTAATTTTGGATTTTACTTTATTGAATTTGCCGATGAGTTTGTCAATATATGCCATATAAATAACCTTATAAGTTAATCTTTAATATAGTTATTTATGTCATACAGTGGAAGGTTCAAACCAAAGAATTACAAAAAGTATCGTGGA